TTGCCGTACTGACGTATCTGACGAATCTCTATTTCAAGATCCGCGAAGACAACCGCCGCAGCAGGAGCCGAGATGAACCCGACACTCAGGAATAAGCTGGTGAGTGCCATTGTTGGTGGATCCGGAGCAATCACCATTGCTGCAGTGATGCTTGGCAATGCGGATGGGTTGGAAGGGCGGCGCTATTACGCCTATCAGGATGTGGTCGGCGCCTGGACCGTTTGCGATGGGCACACCGGTACCGACATTCGCCGCGGTCACCGCTACACCGACAAAGAGTGTGACAACCTGCTTAAGGCAGATCTGCGAAAGGTGGCAAACGCCATCGACCCGCTGATCAAGGTTCGCATCCCTGAGCCTACCCGCGCAGCGCTTTACTCCTTCACCTACAACGTGGGCTCTGGTGCCTTCGCCAGTTCCACGCTGCTGAAGAAGTTGAACTCCGGTGATGTGCCGGGGGCATGTAAAGAACTGCAGCGCTGGACATATGCCGGTGGCAAGCAGTGGAAGGGGCTGATCACCCGACGCGAGATTGAACGTGAAGTCTGCGAGTGGGGCCAGAAATGAGCCGATTAACCGCAATCATCTGTGCTGTCGTTATCTGCCTGCTGGTTTCCATGGCCTGGGCCATTAACCATTACCGCGAAAACGCCATCACCTACAAAGACCAGCGCGATAAGGCGACGGTCCGGGCGGACACATCAGAGGCGATTACCAGCAACGTGATCACCACGATGAACCTCATCCGTGACATCTCACAGGCTACCCAGAATGCAAAGAACGAACTGGCCAAAAAAGGCGAGACACGCATTGTCTACATCAGGCAGGCGCTTGAAGGCGATCCGTGCGCTAACCAGCCTGTTCCTTCTTCCGCTGCTGACAGCCTGCGGGAATACGCAGACAGTTTACGTTCCAGCTCCGGTGGTGCCGATAAGCGCTGACCTGACTGCAGACACGCCGATCCCCGGAATGGTGGTTCCGTTCACGTGGCAGGCAAGTCTGGAGTTAAACGCTCAGCTCTATACTGCGTTGGGGCAGTGTAATCTGGATAAGGCTGCGATCAGGAAAATCGAAGAAGCGAGAAAAAAATAAATTGAATTCGAGAAATGAAAGTAGTAAAAGTCAGTCATGCTGTGAGCAGACCAGCTGAAGAGAAATCACCAAGTATCAAAAAAAAAATTCTGAGCCTCGGCAATCGCCGGGGCTTTTTTGTATCCGCATTTCACCGCGCACCGCAGCGCATTCAACCCACGTCGAACCATACCCTTTGAAATGAGCCTTTGAGGAAGTCAGTTAGTGCTGGCGAGCCTCGACGGGCTGATTTCCTATGCGGCAAAGGTTCATCTCAAAGAAAGGTACACGCTATGAATAATCCGTCAGTTATTCCTGCCTTCGACTTCCGAGAAATGGTGCAAGCCAAAAACGGAGAGGTCGTTACCACATCCAGAAAAGTTGCCACGTACTTCGGAAAGCGACACGGTGATGTGCTCAGGAAAATCGAGCAGGTTAAGGCCGATTGCTCAAGTGAGTTTAGCCAACGCAATTTTGCGTCGGCTGATTATATCGATGAGCAGGGTAAGGTTCGCCCGATGTATAGCCTGACGAAAGATGGCTGGATCATGGTTGTGATGGGATTCACCGGGAAAGCTGCTGCGGCTATCAAAGAAAGCTACATTTCAGCTTTCAACTGGATGTCTGAGCAACTTAGTCGCCGTCTTGCCATGGGCGAAGAAATGCAGCACCGATACGCCATAAAAGAAACGCGGTCAAAGTTGAAGGGAACGATCGGCAGTCGGTTGATGAACGAACGGAAGAAGGAAAAACGCGTGCTGAGGCTCGAACATGAGCACATCATGCAGGTAACGCAGCCTGAGTTGTTGATTAACTAAGCAGGCCATTACAAAGCCTATCTGCGGGTGGGCTTGATAATGCCGTAGCGTTTCAAAAGCGCAAGGCTGATTGCCAGACATAGTGTGCGAATTATCTGGTTAATGGATGGCGCGTAAGCAATGGCTAAAGAAATAACTAATTCTGAGAACATGTAACCTCCTATAGAAAAGTGAGGGAGGCGAGGTCCTCTCTCTATAAGTGGTCTCTAATTACTTTGCCGCGGGTCCCTTCCATCAGGAGTGGTCTTTAATGCAGAAATAACTTTGTCTCACGCGTGAGACATCGCTATGTCTAATGGTGGTCTTCAATTATGCCTTACAGCAGTTACCACACTGATATCCCCACAGGCGGATAAAGAGGCTCTCAATGTCCGACATCTACTTCATCAAACTGACTACGAACGACGGCGGCGAGTACACGGGCAAGATGTCACGACGGCAGCCTGAGCTGGTTAACGGCTTTGTGCCGCTGGCGACGGAAACGGGCCAGTGGCTTTATTTCGCTCCTGCCGATGTAAAGCGCGTGGAGTTCACGCCAGTACCGGCAGAGCAGACCGAACAGCCAGCAGAACAAACGACGGAGTAACCCATGGCTAACGATGACGAGCGCAGGCCTTATCCGCCAGTTAACTTCATCGCCTCCGAGAACTGGCAGCCATACACCAGACTGATCCCTGCTAACGAAGTGCATGAGTGGATAAACCGCCAAATCCTCAGCGATACCGGAAGCATCCATAACCCTGACCACGAGCACTTGGTTGAGGCCGATCTCTGCTTCATGTGGGCGTCCGATTCGTTCGCTAAGAAAGGGCGTTACGTACTCGGTCAGGCCGAACAGGTAATGCTCCGAGCCGGTGGTTGGCAGAAAGCCAGAATGGAACAGCAAATGTATGAATGGTTCGGTCGAATCCCGAAGTTCATCATCACCCTGGCGGCTGATTACCGCTCACAATGCAGTGACCTCGAATTCTGCGCACTGGTAGAGCATGAGCTTTACCACATCGCCCAGGCCACGGATGATTTCGGCGCGCCGAAGTTCAACAAAGAGACCGGGCAGCCAGTGCTTACACTGCGCGGCCACGATGTCGAAGAATTCACGGGTGTCGTACGTCGATACGGTGCAAGCAAAGAAGTGCAGGAGCTCGTTGATGCGGCCAATGCGCCAGCAGAAGTAGCTCACATCGATATAGCCAGGTCATGCGGGACGTGCATGTTGAAGCTGGCATAGACTTTATTAGGATTGTCATGGAGGTAACCGATGGCAGCATTATCGACAGAGGTTAAAGCCTTCATCGTTCAATCGCTAGCCTGCTACGAGCCGCCAGTAAAAGTCATTGAGCTTGTAAAGGCTGAATACGGCATCGATGTCTCGCGGCAGCAGGTGTCGCAATATACGCCCGGCAACGCAATGGCGGCCAAGTTGAGCCAGAAGTGGATCGACCTCTTCAACGCTACCCGTAAACGATTCCAGAATGATATCGCCGACATCCCGATCGCAAATAAAGCGTACCGGTTGCGCGTTCTCGACCGTATGGCGACCAACGCTGAAAAGATAAAGAACTACGGCATGACCTCTCAGCTTATCGAGCAGGCCGCAAAAGAAATGGGCGATGCCTACACCAATCGCCAGAAAGTCGAGCATACAAGCCCTGATGGCAGCATGACTCCGCAGCCGACAATCATCCAGCTACTACCCGTTGAGCCGAAAGCATGAGTGAAGCCGTTCAACTGCCGATCCCCGCGAAGCTTGCGCCACTGTTCACCGCCGTGAATAAGCGTTACCGGTGCTCGCACGGTGGACGTGGCAGCGCCAAGACGCGCACATTCGCACTGATGACTGCAGTAAAGGCGTATCAGTCGATGATGAACGGTGAAAGCGGCGTAGTGCTCTGTGCTCGTGAGTTCATGAACTCGCTGGAAGAGTCGAGCATGCAGGAGGTGAAACAGGCGATCCTGTCTGTCCCCTGGCTGGCTTCCAACTTTGATATCGGCGAGAAGTACATCCGCACCATCGACAAGAGCGTTAACTACGTGTTCTGCGGTCTCCGGCATAACCTCGACAGCATCAAGTCCAAAGCACGCATCCTGCTCTGCTGGGTGGATGAGGCTGAATCAGTCAGCGAAATAGCATGGCAGAAACTTAGCCCTACAGTACGTGAAGAAGGCTCAGAGATTTGGGTGACATGGAACCCTGAGCGCGACGGTAGCGCCACGGATAAGCGTTTCCGTAAAGAAGCTGGCGACGACTGCATCACCGTTGAAATGAACTACACGGATAACCCGTGGTTCCCTGACGTGCTGGAAGGTGAGCGACAGAACGATCAGCGACGCCTCGACCCGGCAACATACGCGTGGGTTTGGGAAGGTGCTTACCTCGAAAACTCCGATAAGCAGGTTCTGGCCGGGAAATACCGGATTGCCGAGTTCTCGGACCAACTATGGAAAGAGGCCGAGCGTCTGTTCTTCGGAGCTGACTTCGGGTTCGCCAAAGACCCTAACACGTTGGTGCGCTCGTTCATCCTGCACAACCGGTTGTACATCGAATACGAGGCATACGGTCAGCAGACAGAGCTCGACCACATGCCAGATCTGTATGACACAATCCCCGGATCGCGTGACTGGCCCATTAAGGCCGACTCGGCACGACCTGAGACAATAAGCTATCTCAAGCGACAGGGCTTCAACATTTCTGCTGCCGATAAATGGCAGGGTAGCGTTGAGGATGGGATAGCGCATCTTCGTGGATTCGACGAAATCATTATCCATCCGCGCTGCAAGAACGTGGCGCGCGAGGCCCGCATGTGGTCGTACAAAACGGACCGAATCACTGGAGAGGTGTTGCCTAAGCTCGCCGATGGTTACGAACACTGCTGGGACGGGATTCGCTACAGCCTCGACGGACACATTAAGCGCAAGGGCCAGATGGCCGGAATGATGATTCCTAAGCGCCTGCAAGGGCGTTAAACTGAGTAATAAGTGGCTAGGGTAGCTCCCGAAAAGCGGCGTCGTCACCGCCTGCCACCTATTCATTGACGAACAACTTAGACGAGGTTGTTATGATCGACAATTACTACCACGGAATGACCTGGGTTCCGGTAGCAAAGCGTATGCCTGAGCCACTTTTTCCAGAAAAATATCTGACCTTATTGCTGTGCTTGAACAATAGGACCTTCGTTTGCGGAGGGTTTGATGAAGGTAAGTTTTGGCTCGATGGTCAAGAAATTGATAATGTTACACACTGGCAGTATGTTCCCCTGACTCCGGATCGCGGTGGATTGGTAGAGCAGTAAATAGCATTAGCACAGGTCGCCATGGCGGCCTTTTTTGTTTCTGCACAACAGGAAAGAGCATTGAACAAGGCGAAATCCGGTAGACGCGACTAATGCCATCCGGGCGTCCAGTGCTCTGTCCGTTGTGGTGTAACTCAATTCCCGCTTGCGGGTTGAATGGGTAGAGTAACGCATCAACGCGGACATGCCATCGCTGTTCGTGCTCGGTAAGGCATGATGTTGACGCTTGACGAGAGTGCTTGTTCGAGTCCAGCAACCGCAACCTATTACGGACCCAGCCAAAGCGCTGGGTTTTTTTATTGCCTAATTCCCACCAACGGACAATCCATGACTGACAAATTAACTCTCGCCGTCAACCATGCGTTGAACGATGCGCGGATGGCGCGCGCCCGAATGGGGCTGATGGCTCCAACTATGGGGCTGGACAATAAGCGCCACTCCGCATGGTGCGAATATGGATTCCCTGAGCAGGTAACCTACGAAAACCTTTATGCCCTTTACCGGCGCGGTGGTATCGCTCACGGTGCAGTTGAGAAGCTGGTTGGCAAGTGCTGGCAGACTAACCCGGAAATCATCGAGGGTGATCAGGCAGACAAAAAGCGCAAAGAAACGGCCTGGGAGAAAAATTCCAAGCAGGTATTCAACAACCGGTTCTGGCGCTCATTTGCCGAGGCGGATCGCCGTCGCCTTGTCGGTCGTTATGCAGGCATCCTTCTTCACGTCCGCGATGAAAAAGACTGGAGCCTTCCGGTAACTAAAGGGCGAGGTCTTCAGAAAATATCAGTGGCGTGGGCCGGGTCGCTCACGGTGAGCGAGTGGGACACTGGCCTGAACTCGAAGACTTACGGACAGCCGAAGATGTGGCAGTACGCCGAACGGTTGCCGAATGGTTCAAGTCGCCGTGTCAACATCCACCCCGATCGCGTTTTCATCCTTGGCGATTACTCAGACGATGCTATTGGCTTCCTTGAGCCAGCTTATAACGCTTTTATAAGCCTGGAGAAGGTAGAGGGCGGGTCTGGTGAGTCATTCTTGAAGAACGCCGCGCGCCAGTTAGCACTTAGTTTCGATAAAGAAATCGACTTTGCCAGTCTGGCATCAATGTACAACGTCAGTGTTGACGAGTTGCAGGACAGATTCAACGACGCTGCACGCGAGATGAATCGCGGCAATGATGTGCTGCTTTCTCTCCAGGGTGCCAGCGTAACCTCCTTGGTTTCTCCGGTTTCTGACCCGTCACCAACGTACGATGTAAACCTGCAGACCGCCGCCGCAGGGGTTGATATTCCGACGCGCATTCTGGTTGGTAATCAGCAGGCTGAGCGCAGCAGCACCGAAGACCAGAAATACTTTAATGCTCGCTGCCAGTCGCGCCGCGTGGACCTGTCTTTTGAAATAGAGGACTTCTGCGACAAGCTTATCGACCTGCAGATTGTCGACTCAGTAAGCCAGAAGGCTGTTATCTGGGATGACCTGAACGAACAGACCGGTACTGAGAAGCTCACCAACGCTAAGACCATGGGCGAGATTAACCAGACCATGCTTGGCGGCGGTGAAGAACCAGCCTTCAGTCGTGAAGAGATTCGTACAGCTGCAGGTTATGACAATGACGACGAAGATCCGTTAGGAGAAGAGGATGGCAACGAAGAAGACGAAGCCACCAATTCTACCGCGTAACTATCAGGATCCGACCGGAGCCGATGCGCTGGAACGCCGGGCAATGAAAGACTTCGCCAGGCGGATGAATAAGATTGGCAAGGCGTACAAATCAGCACTCGACAAAATACCTTCCTCCCTCGCAGTAAACGCACGATACGAATACCAGCTAAACCCAACGCTACTCTCCATCATCCTGAACGATGCCAGTTACCTGGTTGATCAGGTGCTGCTTGAAGGTGGCGATTACGACCTGTGGTTTTACGAGTACATAGATCTGGCTTCGGAGAAAGGGACCGGGCAGTCGTTCTACAACCTCAGCCAGCAATCCCCGGTGTACGCAGCTGGGCGTGAGTCTCTGGCGTCCATCCTCGCAAGCGACCCATACCAGCAACGCATGGCGCTGGTGCACGCTCGTGTATTTGAGGAAATGAAGGGGCTGACGGCTGACGTTAAGCGCGACATGGCGCGTGTGCTTACTGATGGTGTGGGGCGCGGGCTCAATCCGCTGGACATTGCCCGCAACCTGACAGACCAGACCGGCATCGAGAAGCGCCGGGCAAACCGTATAGCACGCACTGAAGTGACTACCGCGCTGCGCCGGGCAAAGTGGGATGAAGACCAGGAGGCGAATGACCTCTTCGGCCTGAAAACGCTGCTGGTCCATATCTCGGCGCTGTCACCTACAACGCGACATACGCATGCAGTGCGCCATGCCCACCTCTACACCAACGAAGAGGTGCGTGACTGGTACAGCAAAGATGGCAACTCCATCAACTGCAAATGCAGCCAGCAGTCGGTACTGGTGGATGCGGACGGTAAGCCGGAATACCCGGACACCATCACGAAACTCAAACAGGAATATAAATCGATGCAGGCGCGCGGTTACGCCTGGGCGGAGAA